CTTCGAGCGGTTCCGTCGCGAGAACGGTGCCGGTGGTGCTGGTGTTGATTTCATCTTTGGCATCCGCACCGATGAGCCAACACAGCTGCAGGCCATTCGATTTGATGCCTCACGCTTCACTGTGGCCGAAGCACGGCAATGGCTGGACGACAACGACTATCAGCCGATTTTGTTTGAGCCGGCAGCAGATAGCATGGATCAGAACGATGGCCGATCTCTGATGGATCTGCGCAACCTGAACAGCAGGCCCCTGCGCCGCAGCGTTGCGGTGGATTACGTCTCGGCTGTGCGTCAAGAAGACACAACCGACGAACAGTCACGCACGCTTGAGTTCAGCTTCAGTAGTGAGCAGCCAGTCGATCGCTGGTTCGGCCCTGAAGTGTTGAGTCACGCTGATGGCGCGATGGATATGAGTCGCCTGAATGATGGCGCTCCCCTGCTTTGGAATCACGACCCCGACCGTGTGCTCGGCGTTATTGAGCGTGCATGGCTTGATAACGGCCGCGGCATGGTCGCGGTTCGCTTCAGTCGTTCACAGATGGCTGAAGAGAAACTAGCGGACATCCGCGACGGCATTCTGCGGAATGTCTCTGTTGGCTACAGCATCATCGATGCTGAACCAATCCGTCAGGATGGCATCGATGGCATCCTGGCCACCTCATGGCAACCCCATGAGGTGTCCGTGGTGAGCGTGCCTGCTGATAGCAGCGTTGGCATCGGGCGAATGCTTGATGATGATGCTGCAGCGGCTCAGGCCGCACCCTTGACCCCCAACGACAACAACCCCATGGAACCCTCTGTCAACCTGGAGGAGGTGCGGGCGCAGGCTGCGGCCGATGAGCGCTCCCGCGTTGCCTCCATCACTTCTCTCTGCCGTGAGCACAAAGCAGACGATCTGGCCCAGGGCCTGATCGAATCCGGTGCTTCTGAAGCTGATGCTATGCGTTCGGTGCTGTCCGAGATCGCGAAGCGTCCTGCTGCTCAACCTGCAACTCCTGCTGCTCCTGTGCGTTCCGCTCAGCCCATCGCCGCTGGTGGTGGTTCTGCTGACATCGGCCTGACCGATAAGGAAGCCCGCTCGTTCAGCTTCGTTCGCGCCATCCGTGCGCAGATGATGCCTGGTGATCGTGCTGCTTTCGAGGCTGCTGCTTTCGAGCGCGAGGTTTCTGAGGCCACCGCTCAGCGCATGGGCGTGACCCCTCGCGGCATCCTTGCTCCTAACGATGTGTTGCATCGCGACCTGGTGGTGGATACTGCTTCCGCTGCTGGTGATCTGGTGTTCACCGATGGTCGTCCCGGTAGCTTCATCGAGCTGCTCCGCAACCGTCTCGCCCTGAACACCCTCGGCGTGACCATGCTGACCGGCCTGCAAGGCCCTGTGGCAATCCCCCGCCAGACCGGCGCTGCGACTGCCTACTGGGTGGCTGAAGGTGGTGATCCGACCGAATCCCAGCCTTCTGTGGATCAGGTGGCCCTGGTGGCCAAGACCCTCGGCGCCTACACCGAGTTCTCTCGTCGCCTGATGCTGCAATCCAGCATCGACGTCGAGCAGATGGTCCGCACTGAGCTGGCCACTGTGATCGCTCTGGAGATCGACCGCGCTGCTCTCTATGGCCTCGGTTCCAACAGCCAGCCTGAGGGCCTGAAGTTCGTCACCGGCATCAACACCGAAAACTTCGGCGCTGCCAACCCGACCTATGCCGAGCTGGTGAGCATGGAGTCGAAGGTGGCTGCTGACAACGCCGACATCGGCGCTATGTCCTACCTGACCAACTCCACCATCTATGGCGGCTTCAAGACCACCGAAAAGGCGAATGGCACCGCTCAGTTCGTGCTCGAACCCGGCGGCACTGTCAACGGCTACAACACCGTGCGCTCTAATCAGGTCGCCACTGGTGATGTGTTCTTCGGTGTTTGGAACCAGATGATCATGGGTATGTGGGGCGCCCTGGACATCCAGGTGAACCCCTACGCCTTGGATAAGAGCGGCAGCGTTCGTGTGACTGCTCTGCAGGATGTCGATGTGGCCGTGCGTCACCCCGAGGCCTTCTGCCGCGGTAACGACACCCTCTGATCATGAGGATTGAGATCCTGCGCGATACCTCCATCGCTGGCCGGCCCGTAAGGGTCGGTGAAGTGGTGGAGGTCAGCGATTCAGATGGCAGGCTGCTGATTGGTATCAAAAAGGCGCAGCCTGCGCCAGAAGTTCTTTCTTGCCCACCTCGTAAACCATCCACTAAACGGAGGAAAACCAATGATTCACAATCTGGGGACCAAAACAACGGTTCTGAGCCTGCTGCCGAATGATGTCGTGACTGCTACCGGCACTGGGTCGGCAGTGGATCTCGCTGGTTATGAAGGCGACATGGCCGTGATCCTTGACGCTGAGGCTGGCGGTGCCGGCATCACCTATGCCTGCAAGCTGACTGAGGCTGACACTTCCGGCGGCGCCTACACCGACGTGACTGGTGGTGCCTTCACCACCACCACGGCCAACACCGCTCTGGTGGAGAAGATCTCGGTGAACACCAACGACCTGAAGCGCTACATCAAGCTGAGCGTCACCGTTGCTGGTGGCACTGGCGCTGGCGCTGTTTCCGTGACTGCCCTAGCTTCTAAGAAGTACGGCAACTGAACACGGCCGACAGTTAAACCCCTGCCTGATGGTGGGGGTTTTTTCATGCCTACACTTGAACTATGGCATTCACTGAAGATCTTGATCTGTTCCTGAGCACGGCTGAGTTCGCCGTGCCGGTGGTTGCTGGTGATGTGTCGAGCACTGGCATTCTGGACATGCCAACGGAAACCGTGGCTGGCGGGATGGTGTTGAGCACGGATTACAGCTTGATCTGCAAGGCCAGCGAGTTCGGCGATCTGGAATATGGCGCAGGCATCAACGTCGATGGGCGAGCCTACACCGTGAAGTCGGTGATGTTGATGGACGATGGCGCGTTCTGCGAGATCATGCTGCAGCGCACGACGACACCGGAGCAGAGCACGTCGGATCGCGCAGTGCTTGACGGCGATGGTGTCGACACCACCAGCACTGTGATCATGGATGGTGGAGCACCTGACACGACCTACATTGAGGGCAACGTCTTGGACGACGGAGCGCCGTGACCACCTACACACGTTTCAAGCTGCGCAATGGCACGGCTGCTGAATGGACTGCGGCTAACCCGACGCTGCTGCAGGGCGAGATCGGGGTGGAGACGGATACAAGAAAATACAAGATCGGGGATGGCAGCACTGCCTGGGCTGGCCTGAGCTACTACATCGACGGCGTGGCGATCCGTGGTCAGTGCTCGAAGATGACCGATGGCACGATCACGATTAACACGTCTGGCAGCTACGTGACCACCGGCCTGACTGCAACGCTGGATAGCAGCACCGCGTATGGCATGGTGCTTGGCACTGATGATGCTTTCGGGCTGAAGAACGACAGCGGCGCAACGAAGCTGTTCAGGATCTACGGGAGCATCGATGCCACTGATGGGAACAACAGCACGCTGGGCATCAAGCTGGCCAAGAACGGTGTGGCGATCGATAACAGTGAATGCCGTGCCTTCACCGGCAGCGGCGCCCAAGAGGCCAAGCTGGTGACCAGCTGGATGGTTGAGCTTGAGGATGGTGATGAGGTATCGCTGCTGATCTCCAATCACAGCAATACCACAGACATCACCTTGAAGCGTGGTCGGATTATCGCTGTTGAGGTTCGCGCCTGATGACGACCAAACGCGAACAGATCCTCGCTCAGATCGCGACGACGCTGGCGCCTACTGCAGGCATCAATGGCCGGATCTATCGCTCACGCGTGTCTGCCTTGGCCAGGGCTGAATCACCTGCGATGGTGATTGAGCCTACGGGTGATGACGTCGAGCAGAACACAGCGCTTCCGACGCTGGACTGGAGCCTGACGGTGCGTGTGGCCGTGATCGTGCGGTCTTTGGTGCCTGACCAAGCCGCTGATGCGATCGTGGAGGACATGCACAGCCGGCTGATGGCTGACCTGACGGTTGGCGGCTATGCGATCGACGTGCAGCCTGCTGGTGTGACAT